CAGCAACCACTCTTGTTGGTAATGGTGCGGGACTAACGGGTGTTGAAGAATTTGCACAAGGCACAGAAGCAATGTTTGTTCAAACCGCAGCTCCTACTGGTTTTACCACAAACACTAACTCAACTTTATCAGAGTGTTGTTTACAGGTAGTTTCAGGTACAGGAGGAGGAACGGGAGGAAGCGATAATTTTAGTTCTGTTTTTACAGGATCAAAGTCAGCAGCAAACCCCTCCGCTCCTATTAGTATATCAAATCTTTCTTTAAGTAGCACATTATCAGCTGGTTCACATACCCTTTCAACACCAGAACTTCCTAGTCACACTCACACTGCACCACAAGCAGGAGGAGGAGGCGGTCCTAGCAATCACACTAATAGACCAGGTGGTGTCGCAAAAGGAGATTTTAGTAACCAAGGTAGAACTTCAGGTGCTACAGGCGGTGGCGGAGGTCACTCACACACCATATCTGGTGTAGGTTTAAGCGGAACTTTAAATTCACCTGTTTCAGCAAGTCTTCCAAACATGGATTTAAAATACGCAGATAGTATAGTAGCAACAAAGGATTAAAAAATGGCAAGCACATATTCAGATAGTTATAAACTCGAACTTCAAGAAACAGGAGCTAACGCTAATACTTGGGGTAATAATACCAATACAAACTTAGAAACTGTTGACGCTTTTACCGCTGGTTATCTTTCAAAGTCAGTGGCTGGATCGGCTAATGTTACATTAACAACTGCCAATGCTAGTCCAACCTCAGAGGCATCAAACAAGGTAATAGAATTCACAGGTGCTTTAACAGGTGATATTACAGTTTTTGTTCCAGCGGTTGAGTCAAATTATATATTTTTTAATAATACAACAGGTTCACAAACTTTAACAGTTGCTCCAACAGGTCACGGTAGTAATGGTGTTGCTATTACTCAAGGTGCTCACACAATTATGTATTGTAAAAATGGAGATACCATGGTTGATCTTTTTGCTAACTCTCTTGGAAACTTAAGTATTAAAAATACTTTAACAGTAAACAACTCTGTTTTTACAGCATCAAGTGGAACAGTGAACGCAACAGCTTATTCTGGAAATGGCTCTTCTTTGACAGGAGTTTCTAGTATTCCTTCTGGATCACAAGCTCTATTTTTTCAAGCTAGTGCACCAAGTGGCTGGACACAAAATACTGACGCATCGATCAATACAACCACTTTGCAAGTTGTCACAGGAACAGGGGGAGGAACGGGAGGTGGTGACGCATTTGGAACTGTTTTCTCAGGTTCAAAAAACACAGCATCAGGACCCATTTTATTTGATGATTTAACAGGAGCATCTGCAAGTACAGGAACATTAGCTGTTGGATCAACAACTCTTTCTACACCTCAAATAGCCAGTCACAATCACTCAACTGTGGGTGGAAACGCTAGTATTTCAAACAGAGATGATTTTCTTGCTGATAGTTCAAGTTCAACTTTGAACGCCACAGGAGGAGGTGGAGGACATACTCATCCTATCTCTGGAGGCCTCAGTTTATCTGGTAATGCATCCACTACTACAAATTTAAGTGTTTCTAATATGGATTTAAAATTTGCAAATGTTATTGCTTGTACTAAGGATTAATATTAAGATATCCTAAGAAATGCCAATATTCGATCCAGACGGTAAATGTCCTCTTTTAAATAAGAAATGTATCAAGCATCAATGTGTTTGGTATAATATGCTTCAAGGAAAAAATCCTCAAACTGGGCAAAACGTACAAGAATGGGGATGTTCTATAGCTTGGATTCCTTTGCTTTTAGTTGAAAACACTGGAAAACAAGTACAAACAAATTCCGCTGTTGAGTCTTTTAGAAACGAAATGGTCAAAGCTAATATGGTTACTTTAGCTCTAGTCAATGAATCTAACAAAAAACAAAAAGAAGATCCTACAAAACAAGTAGGAAGTATATGGAGTAATATAAGTCATGGACAAGATGCCCTTGCAAACGGTGAAGATCTTTCTGAAGATTTACAATTGCTTCAAGGTAAAAAAAATGTTAGTAATAAGAAAGGTAAAACAAAGGTAAAAAAAGATGCCAATAACAATAAACAACGTAACAGCAAATAATCAAATCACGATTATTAATGATGCTGATGTAAATCCCACAAACCCAAACGACGGTCCTAAACTGTATTCTGGAAATACAGAAGTAGATGTCAATATTGATGGAGTGGCATATTTAAATTTAAATGGAAATGATATTGTTCCCGCTAATGTTCATGCTTTTCAATATAGACCAGCCACATCTTCTGGTTGGATAGAGTTTGATGGAACAGCACCTAATCAACAAATTACAGAGGCAGAAATTCCAGCTTGGGCAAACACAATGATTACAAGATGGAATGGTGAAAAAACATATTGGGACACCTACAACACAACTTATAATAATCTCGTTGCGAATCTTGATGCAGAAGCTGCAAGTTATGAAACTGATTTAGCTAACGCTCAAACTTCTGCACAAACATCAGCTACTACTGCAAAAAATAATATTTTAGGTGCTTAATCTAAAAAACGAAGTTTTAGAGTATTCTATCACTATGAAAAATGTGATGGAAAAACCTCTGATTAATCTCATTAATGAAGAAATATATACCGACATAGATTCTTGGAGCAATGGTGGCACAGCAGCGGGAGAAGATTTAAAGGTTAGATCAGTTAAAGTCAGGTCTCTTGAGGAAGATGAAATTGGACATTCTGTTTCAAGAAGAATTATTTATAATGATCTAAAAAAATTTACATCCTTTATTAATCAAGAATATAAAAAAAATGTTTCTGATTTTTATTTTTCTGACAAAAATTACTTTCAATTTTTATATTATGATTCAAAGATGAAAGGTCATTACGAATATCACACAGATCACATGCTATCAAATCCTAGAATTTTAACAATTTTAGTAGGGTTAAACTCAGTGGATGAATATGAAGGTGGAGAACTTTTTGTTCAAAATCAAAAAAAAGGAATAAAATTAAATACAGGAGATGTAGTTGTTTTTCCTTCGAATTTTATGTTTCCACACAAAGTCTCTGAGGTCACGAAAGGACACAGAAAAGTATTAATAATATGGACTCAATAAATTATTTTAAAGAAAATAATTATGTGCATATTCCTGGAATGGTTAATGCAGAAATAAATAATTTTATATATAATTATTTGATAATTAAATCCTGCACGAATGTATCATTTGGTAATGATCAAACTACGGGTTATCTTAGACACTGCTATGCAGATATAGCAACTGAAACATTGTCCTCTATTCTTTTAGAAAAAATTTCTAATATTACTCAAAAGAAGTTGTGTCCTACTTATTCTTATTGTCGTGTCTATACAAAAGGAGAAATTTTACCTCCACATGTGGATAGAGAAAGTTGCGAGTATTCAGTTACAATTAATTTTGGTGGAGATCCTTGGTCTATATATTTTGGTGAATTAAATAAAGGTGAAGACCTAGATAATGGTTATACTTTGAAAAAAGAAATCATTCTTAATCCTGGTGATGGAATCGTATATATGGGAGAAAAACTTGTACACTGGAGAAATAAGTTTAAAGGAGATCACTGCGCTCAAGCTTTTTTACATTACATAGACATGGATGGGCCCCATTATCCAGAACATGCTTATGATGGAAGAAAAAATATAGGTTATAATAAATAATAATAAAAAGATGTTAAAAGCTTTAAAAACTGAAAATTATTATCATTCAAAAATAAATAATGATGTGTGTAAAAGCGCTTTACATTTGATTGATGAAAATAGTAAACATTTTACTCAAAAAAGTTGGAACTGCAAAATAAGAACTTCCCTCAATATAACAAACAATATTCTTAATCTTTTTAAACTAAACTTGTTAAAAACACATACATTTAGTCACATAGAAAATTATATGCATTTAGCTAATTATTATTTTCAAGGATACATATATGAGTCTTGGGTCAATGTATATGAAAAAGATTTTTTTCAAGAAAAACATATACATGATGGTAGTGTAGGAAAATATATTAGTGGTGTTATTTATTTAACCGAAAATAATTCTGAGTTATGTTTGTATCCAAAAAGTGATCCTCGTGAAGAAATAATAATTAAACCAGAGTTTGCGGATATTATAATTTTTCAAGGTGATCAAGAACATATGGTGATACCTAATTTAAATGAAGAATTAAGAATAAGTATTGCTTTTAATTATTTACTCTGTGAAAAATGGAAAGGTATGAGATGATAAAAAAAGAAGAATTAAAAGATAGGAATTTTAAAATATTTTTAGGCATGCCAATGTATGGCGGGATGCTTACAGAAAACACCATGCATGGTTTATTACAACTACAACAATGGTCATTTGCAAAAGGTGTGGGTATGCGTGTTCAAACCATGGGTAATGAAAGCTTAATTACTAGAGCCAGAAATACTATTGTTTCCATGATGATGGATCAAACAGACTATGTTGCCACTCACCTATTGTTTATAGATGCAGACATTGGATTTACTGCTCAAAATATTGAAAGATTACTTTGTGCAGACAAAGATGTGGCTTGTGGTATTTATCCGAGAAAACATGTTCATTTTGAAAAAATTAAACAAATATTAAAAGATAACCCAGAAGCAAGTGAAGATGAATTAGAAGTAAGATCTCTTGGATATAATTTAAATTTTGATGATCCTAAAAATGTCAAGATGGATAATGGCTTTTGTAAAGTAGCTGAGGCAGCTACAGGTATGATGTTGGTAAAAAGAGAAGTATTTCGAACCATGATGAAAAAGTTCCCTGAACGTAAATACGACTCTGATCAAATTATAAATGGTAAGTCCTTTAAATCAGACAATTGCTATGATTTGTTTGCGGTTGGTCCTTATAACACAGGTAAGGGACAAATACGATATCTATCAGAGGACTATTATTTCTCAAGACTTTGGCAAGAATGTGGAGGAGAAATATGGGCTGATGTTGCTATGCCTCTTACACACTTTGGCAATAGAGCTTTTAAAGGTCATGTGGGATCATTATTTGAAAAACAAAAATGAACAACTATTTTAAAGTATTTGATAATTTTTGTAATCCCATTGAATTAAACAATTTTTATAAAGAATATTGTTTATCTGGAAAAATTTCTTGGAAATATAATAATAATTCAGGTGACTATCCTGTAGATGCTTTTTGTACCTCTTTGACTCAAGAGGATCTTCTATCTATACCCTTTCTTAGCCAAACAAAAATTAAAATACAAAATCTAGTAAGTATTTTTAATAATGAATTTAGAAGAATTATTTTTAATGGTCAACCAAATGGTTT